AGCATCATTTATAACCACCTCCTGCTTTCTTATAAGCTAATGCTAACATTTGCGCCTTCCTCGCACTCCATTGTCCAGGCTTCCCACCTTTTCCACCAGCTTTAATTCTATTAAATATTCTTTTCCTCATGCCTGGCTTTGTATAGTTACCAGCTTTATTAACTGTACTCACCACTTCACCTTATTCGCCCAATATGCTGCTGACATATTGCCTTTTGCTATATTCTTTGCGTGTCTTGCCTTAAAAGACTTTGCTCTCTTTGTCATAGTTCTATCTCCTGTTTTACCCTGTTGCCCAAACCGAATCGTCTTAATCTTGTCACCAGATTTAGCAACTACTATGTGTGATTTGGTTTTATGACCTGGAGTTCTCTTTGGTTTATTATAACCACTTACTCCAGCTCTCTTTAGTCTAGGATCTGCCATGCTCGAACCTTACTACAATAAATATTTTTTTGAAATGCTTTTTTCAACTATATCGTGTGTACACTACCTTTTTGTGTTATGTGTTTGTACTTTTTAGACCCCCATGTCCTAATCTAAGTCTATGTTGATAGAGATGTTTCCTGCGACCTGATGCTGTACCTTATCAGGAGCTTTCATCCCTATCCTATCGAGTAGGTCCTTACTAGCTTCCAGTCTTACATACTCACTCTTCCCATTTTGTATTAAGTGTAGGAGAGTTGAGGATGCGTGGACTGATCCTAGTCCTAACTTGTTGGACACTTCCTGTTGTAGGTACGCTTGTACCTTTGGCAATCGTAGTGTCCTACTAGCTACTACTCTACCACTTTCTCCCCTTGAATAACCTGCCTTCTGACTTGCTTCGGTTATGGTACATCCTGTTGCTACGAGGGTATCAACTAATGCTCTTTGTTTGTATGTCAAACCATCTTTCTTTGATAATTGTGTTCTTGCCATTACGATAGATGTAAACATGATCGTAACCATGTCAAGTAAATAATTGTAAACGATCCTAACAGTTCTTACGAACTGGCACCTCTCGATCTCTCTTATCTTGTCTGCCAAGCAGACAGCTTACGCCTGTATGATCTTCGGTGCTATCTCTCTCTCTTGCTTCCTAATTATATCACAAAAGTACAAGTACTTCGTTTCGCTGAGCTTTGCTCTTGATCGCTCAACTACGCCCTCTACGAGGGTAACTCGCTACGCTCCTAATACTGACTAAAGTTTGTGACCTAATCGAGGAATCAAGAAAGGAGATATACTATGAAAAATCTTGATAAGAATACTTTACTAAATCTGATTGCTTCAATGAGGATGAAGAAAGCAGATAAACTACATGAAGCCTATGATTCAGATGTATCATGGGATTATTATGAAGGATGGCATGACGCCATAGAGGAACTGCAAAGGCAGATAAAAGATATAGAAGGAGATCAAAATGACTGATTCTGAATACAAATATCTAGATTGCTTAGACAAAGCAAGAGAAGCAGATGAACAGGGTAAACCTGAAGTTGCTAAACTATGGAGAGAATATGCTGAGATAGTAAACAATCAGCATGACTATGATGAAAACATGGAGGTAGAAAATGAACAAAGCACCTACTAAACTAACTACTGATGATGCTACTATTGGTAGTATACACTACCATCAATCACAAGATTGGGCATCTTGGATTGGTTCTCTCGTTGATGAGAACTGTGAAATAGATCGTGTCTATTCAGATCTATTACTGTGGCAGATATGCAACAGTACTCACAAGAGTATACAGTCATTCAAGAAAAATGCACAGTATTACAAAGATGCATATGAGCAGACATTTGTAAATGAAAGACAAGCACCAGATGGCACAGAGATCAGTACTATCAACGCTGACAATCTACTATCACAGGGTAAGACTTGGAAAGCATTGGAGGACAAGTACACAGCAATACACAAAGCGTGTTCTGATTTGTACAAACAACTGTATCAAATGGAATGGCATCAGAGGAAGGTAGCAAAGCCATCAAAAGGTCAAATGAGGACTATGTCTCAGATGACACCAGATGAGATTGCTGAAGCAAAAAGAATATCTAAAGAAGCCTTTGGATACTAATACAAACTGGAGTGGTGGGTATATCCCACCATTCCTACTAAAAAAAATTCGGAATAAAGTAGCTAATACCGAATGTATTTGATAAGATAAGTTACGGAAGGAGAAATAATATGCGTAGCATTTCACTTATGTTTTCATACTTCGATAAGTTTTTCGAGTATGTATTGAAGAATATTGTAACTGGTAAGTTCAAAACCAGAGCAGAGTATATTGGTACATTTGTACTATTTTACATTGGTCTTGGTGGTGGTCTTATTGCTTTCAGTTTGTTCTTCGGTATCAATCCCACATTGGTAATGTCAGTTGTGGCAGCACCTATTTGGGTTGGTCTAGTATTCTTATGTAATAGGATTACTAAGATTGCAATTACATTAAAGGATATACCAGAACCAGATATTAAGAAAACTAAATCAAGGAGGAAGTAATGCAGTTTCCATTACCACAAGACAGCTTCACAGCTAAGGAACTAGATAGGTTTGATGTTATCTATACAGCATACTATGAAAGAACAGGAACTTATCAGCAACTAGAAGATGCATGTGTTAAGCATATGCTTCAAGATGGAGTAAAGCTAATCTATACACAAGAGATTAAGGAGATGGTCAGAGAAAGGTTTGAACATGACAATCCACAAGAACCAACGAACCACTTACCATAGTTGTATCAGATGCATTGGACTTGGATTTCTAATTGATTGGAACAATCCAGAAGGTGCAGATGTATGTGATATGTGTAACGGAACAGGAGAAAACAATGGATACCGAAGGACTAAAAGTATTGAAGGCAAGGCTATGGGATCAAAGACTAGCAACAAGAGACGCTATAAAAGGTTATAGTACAGCAACTGCACTCAGTCAGTTAGATGATTTATTCTTAATAGAGAATGAAATGCTAGAGGAGTTTGAGAAACTAAGAACTGCTATAGCAAAAGACATATCAACTGTAGAAGGTTGGTTAAAACAATTAGAGGAACTTAAATTTGAAACCAGATAGGAGGTGAATCATGCGAAGCATAAGACCAGGACATTACCAAGCAACAATATCATATGGTCAAGATCAAGTGATAGTAGTTAATATTGTGAAGGTTAAGTCTAACTTCAAACACAGTATAACTAAATGGAGGTTGACAGTTGACGATAGTGTACTAGGTCCACAACATAGAACTGATTGGGATACTAAACAACAGGCTATGAATAAGGGAAGAAAAGAAGTTGAGAACCTTATGTTCAAAGCTCTAGAAGTAAGGATTATCAAGGGTTTTCAGCTACCAAAAGATTTTTATGGAAAGGAAGAACTACATGAGGTGTAACGCAGAAACATTCAAAGATATTATGTGTAAGGTAAACAGGATATCACCGAATGCTAAAATGGTATTTCAATCAAAAGTATTTCACAATACTACAGATGATCCTGAGTTTCAGTATCACGATTGCAGAGATATTGACAAGATTGAAATACAGTTTGCTGATGGTATTATCAGTGAAAAAGATAAGATAATAATAACAGTAACTTAGGAGGAGCTATGCTACCAGAACAACTAGACTTCGCAGTACGAAGCGAAGAAGTATACAATCAACACCAGAGTAAGATACCTGGCTACAAACAGTTGGTTCGTGATGACACCAATGAGTTGATTGCTATACACAAAGATACATACAAAGTTATCACACATCCACAAGCATATGAACTAGCACATGATTATCTTGCTAAACATTTTGATACTTCTGATATGACAGAAGCATACAGAGTATCTAACAAGGGTGCTATGATGGCAGTACATTTCAGACTACCTTTGTATCAGATACCATACAAAGATTCTTATATTGCTTTAGAAGCTATACTACATAACAGTTACAATGGTATGAGACAACTTACATTTGATCTTGGATACTATTTCATGTTGTGTTTGAATGGATTGAAATCACCACTATGGGATGTTCGTATCTCATCACAACACAAAGGTAACAAAGATGTTACATTTGAAAGACCAAATACATTTGATGTTAATGACAGACTACGAACTGTATCTAATACAATGGAGAAGTGGTCATCTATTCCAGTAGACAACAATGAACTTGAATATCAAGTAGATCAGCTATGTTTACAACCAACTGAACAAGATAAGAGCCATGTCAATCAAAGACACAGAGGCTACATCTTGGATGAATACAATGATAATTATTCAAAACAGTTTGGTAAAAACAAGTTTAGTGCATACCAAGCTATGACACATTGGAGTACACACTATCCAAGTGATTCAATAAATACTAGGTATGATCGTGAAAGAAAGGTTGCAAACTGCAAGTGGTTTCACTAAAACAGAATAGAGGGCAATCGATCTTCATAGTATATGATCTCCTTCCTCCGCATGATTGCCCTCCACATGGAGGTATAATGGCTAAGCGAGGATATGTACCGAAAGGTATGTTAGAAAAAGAAAGATGTGTAGAATGTAATAAGCTATGGACTAAAGCCATGCTTATAGATTATAAACTATATACTTGTATTCGTTGTTACAATAGGAGGTTACATGGCAAGAAAAGTAAATCACATTGATCCTGGCTATTACATTGGTACTAAGTTTCAAGTCATTGAAGTAATAGAACAGTTTGATCTAAACCATCACGAAGCAAACA